CAAAACAACATTAACGGTTGCAACTGCAGAAACAATTGCATGGATTGGCATTGTTCTTATTCATGCCGCAACTATACCCACAATGATTTCAATCATGTCTGGTCTATCAGATAAGATGCCACCCGTTGATCTTATTTTGTTTATCTGGGCAGGACTTTCAATGTTATTTGTGCGAGCAGTAATTCTTAAAGACATTCTTCACATTGTAACTATTGGTGTAGGATTTATTATTCACTCCGTGCTTCTTGCTTTAATACTATTTAAATAATCATGGCTACATTAAAAGAACAAACACAAGAAAAACATAAAGAAGCGGAAACTCAACCGTTTATCAAAGAGATTTTTCAAAAGAAAGTTAGCAAACACAAATATGCTGAATATCTGTATCAGCTTTATTTGATCTATCATGCTATGGAAAATATTGCAGGTCCTAAATTAGGTGCATACGAAGGTATCCCGGGTCTTTATAGATCTAAGGCAATTTTTGAAGATTTTCAGGAATTGGCTGTACCAGATAAAACATATACGATTAAAGAATCTACATTAAAATACATTCAATATATTATGGATATTACTGAGCATAATGATTTGGTTGCACATATGTATGTACGATACTTAGGCGATTTAAACGGTGGTCAAATTTTTGCTAAACTTATTCCGGGCTCAGGTACAATGTTTCAGTTTGAAAACAAAGAAGAATTGACAAATAACTTCCGTGCTAAATTAAATGACAACATGGGGGCCGAAGCATGCGTTGCATTTGACTTTAATATTGCAATAGTTAAGGAATTTAACTAATGTCTTCGGTATGGGATACATTAATTAAGATTGAACAATATCTTGAATATAAATTTTACGCAACTGGTAGCATTATACACGAACCGGCAATGGAGCGTTTTAATCAACCCGGATGGGTAAATAAAGTATGGACCAGTAGCCGATACCGCAGAGCACACATTGACGTAGTAGATGCTCGTGAAACCAAAGGGCTGTGGATGATGCATTGTTGCATCTTTCCTCATACACACAATCCTGCCCCCATCTTTGGGTTTGATGTTATAGCAGGAAAAAACAAGATCACCGGTTGTTTTATTGATTATAGTCCTGCGGGCGATGTAAACCATCCCATGATTAAATATTTTGGTGAAGAAGTTGGAAAATACGAATGGAATAAAAAACGCAAACTACCCGAATGGGCCGAACGTATTTTCAGTGAGCACATGGTAGCTGCCGGTAACGTAAGTGATGACAATGAATTAAAACAACTCACAAGTCTAGCACATATATTAGTTAATCATTACTTGGACACAGTAGACGAAACTAATAAAACTGCTAACAATACAACACGTGAACAGAACTACTATTGTGAAAATCAAAAACAAAATCCACATACTCCTAAAGTTATGGTTAGTCTAGGGCTTAGTGAAAATGATGTTCAGCATTTTATTCAAGAATGCTTGTTCCCAGAAATTAGCTAATTAGGATAAATTGGTTAATATATCTATTGAAAATTTACACGGTTTACTATATAATATAGTAAATAAGGAAAAAGAAATCGAATGCTAGAAATGTTAGAACCAGAAACAAAAGAGACATTAACCGATGCTCTAATTATTACTAAGAGATTTAGATCGCCTAATGAATTTTCTCTCTACATTGAAGAAAAAGTATTACAAGACTCAATTGGATATATGGATGCAGTAATTGCGTATTGTAACGATATCGATATTGATGTTGAAGCAGTTACAAAATTGATAAATCAATCTCTAAAAGATAAAATTCAGAATGAAGCCGAGGATCAAAACTATATGAGACCAAGGGGCAAATTGCCGTTATGATAATGGATGAATTCTCAGTTTATAAAATGTATATTGCGCTTAAATTACATTTTACAACAGATGCGTATGATGTTATTAAACAAAAGGGCAGAGTACGTGCAAGCCGACAAGCATTTGCCAAACGTACCGACTTATTTTCAATTAAAAAGATATCAAAAAATTATTCAGATGAAGAGGTCGCAAACTTCTTAGTTGCAAATTTTGTGTCAGGTGATCGTTGGGGCGGGATGTTTGATATAGAAGCCGGACAACGATATACATTATGGAAAAAGAAAATCGAGAGTTTATCATATAATTTTTCACAAGATTTGGACAACTTGATCCAAGAATGTGAGGATTCTAATATAGATCTAAAGTCAATATTTACAGTATCTAAAGGGCAACATCCATATATAATAAAAGCATTTTTAAGAAAAACAATTGGAATTGAAACACTTGTTATCTTAGAACGGCTCACCGGGTTTATTAAAACTTTTGATGCTGAAATTAATGACACAATAGTGTGGCCTGATATTTCTAGACTTATTAAAAAGTATAAACCATTTTTAGTAATAGATATGGAAAAATACGATGCAATCTTTAGACGACGACTTGGCTGAATCTAAAAAAGAATTAGATATTTCTAGAAATAGAATTAAAAAATTAGAAGAGCATATTACAATGATGCAGGAATTATTATCACACCAACAAGAATCAATTACCGAAACACAAAGGTATTTGATTAAAGTTGCACATGGGCAAAAAGAACTCAGTAAAAGAGTATTGTCTTGGCCGTTTATTAAAGTCCAGACAAGAAAAACAAAAGATGTTTAATAGTTTATTTTAAAATGAATAAGTTAAAGAAAAATGAAGGTTACTACGACAAAGAGAAAAAGCTTCGTCGTGTTGAAAAGGGTACCTCAAAGATTGACAAACATCGAAAGATTATATATAATGTAGCATCATTGCAAAAAGACGATGATGTATTTGATGAATATCTAGATTATGCATACGCAAATCAAAAAATTAAACGACGTTAATACTACGCACATACTACGCCAATACGAAAGGAACTTATCATGGCATATACTTCACTAGCAGATCTACGCAAATCTCGCGGAGGCTTCGATTCATTAATGAAAGAAGTTGAAAAGATCGCAAATCCCCAATCCGACTCTAAAAAATCAGACGATCGCTTCTGGCAACCAGAAGTTGATAAAGCAGGTAACGGCTATGCTGTTATTCGCTTCTTGGCTCCACCTCAAGGTGAAGACTTGCCGTTTGTTCGTGTTTGGAATCACGGATTTCAGGGACCTACAGGTAAATGGTACATCGAAAATTCGTTGACCACTATCGGTAAACAAGACCCAGTTTCAGAACTCAATACTGAATTGTGGAACTCAGGTTCAGAAGCAAATAAAGAAGTTGCTCGCAAACAAAAGCGCAAGCTTACATACTACGCTAACATTCTTGTTGTTAAAGACCCCGCTCGACCAGACAATGAAGGCAAAGTTTTCTTGTTTAAATTCGGCAAGAAAATTTGGGATAAGGTTAAAGACATGGCTGATCCTCAGTTTGAAGATGAGAAACCAGTTAATGTATTTGACTTTGACACAGGTGCAAACTTCAAGTTGAAGATTCGCAATGTTGAGGGGTATCGTAATTATGATAAATCTGAATTTGAATCACCTAGCCCAATCTCAAATGAAGATTCGGTTATTGAGAAAATTTGGGGACAACAACATTCTTTAACAACATTCTTGGATGCTAAGAACTTTAAGTCATATGATGATTTAAAGAAGAAACTTACTATGGTTTTAGCTGCAGGTGCACCTCCAGTAAAGCCCGCAGAAAATGTTGATCTAGATGAAGACATTGGTTCAAAGCCAACACAAGCATCCGCCCCTCGCGCATCAGTTCCAACTCCTAAACAGGATGTGAACTTTGATGATGATGCGGAATCACTATCATACTTTGCTAAATTAGCAAGCGACGATTAATCGGAGACTATAATGACTCTAAAAGAAACAGCAATTGCTTTTCTAGCTACATTTGCAATGGCCCATTCCGGGTTCGCTGCAGATGCAACGAGTACGCCCGAAAAAAAGAAGGAACCGGTGAAGACGCAGAAAGCGAAATCACCGGAGCCGACAGCAACACCGGGTGTTCGCAAGATAGAAAAGAAACCTAAAGAAGATAAACCTGCAGAAGCAGGAGCTGAAAAACCAGCAACGCCGAAGGTTAAACGACCTGAAGAGTTAAAGGCTGAAAAAGAAGCTAAGAAGTAAAAGAAAAGCCCGGGAGACCGGGCTTTTTTTATGTGTATGCACTTCTATTTAATTGCCATTTAACAAACGTATTATCGTTTGAATGAGGTACTGGAGTTGCAGCCATCGTTGTTTGTTCTGTATTGTTTATCGTTTGTTTTGATATGATAGGTGCAATCATTTGTGTTTCCGGTTGTCCGGTATTAAACATTTTTAATTCTGTATTTTGATCTGTTACTTTGTTTAATATGTCAACCCCGGTT